CGGACGTTGCGGTCATCCCCCATCAAGTCGTTCATCTTCTGGTCGTAATAACCTTTCCAGAACTGAAGCCGCTCGTCGTTCTCAAGCAGGATGCACAGCTCAATCATCGCGGCCCCGATGTAAATGTCAGGGTGAGACGTGAGCAGCCAGTTGGTGTCTGAATCCGCAGAAAGCGCGGTCAAGGAAGCGTAATAGATAAGCTCGGTCGTATAGGCCGAATCAGCAACCGGCCTGGCATAAGCACGGCGAGATCCAACGATAGTGAACTTCTCTGGCTTGCCGGTCGTAGCGTTCGGGTATTGCGTTCTAAGCGTCGTGGGGTCCACGAACTCAAGAACCACGATAGGGTTTGACGTGATGATGAACGACCGATGCCCGCGGAAGTCCGTGGGGAAGTCGATATATTCCTGACTGGCCGTGAACGTGAGAGACGTTGTGACCGTCTCCATGTTCTTATGACCACCACGGCTTACCAGGTCGCGGGTGATGGTGTTTGTCGCAGTCTCAACGGCCCGCTTGATCTGGCTATCAATGGTCGTGCCTTCGTAGGCCGTCACGTCCGCAGACAAGTCATCCCTGTTCACCGTGTCTGCAATCGCGGCACGGAGTTTCAGGTAGGTATCGACGGCCATTTAGATGCGCCCGGAAACGGTTTTCAGCTTGTAGTAGTCGCGGTCGTTCAGGATCTGCCGGAACTTCTTCTTGTCGTAACCATGACCCGGCTGGAACCCGCAGCGTTCCATGATCTTGCGATACTCAACGGCGGGGATGCGGGTCACTTGATGCAGCCCGTCACCCTTGAAGCCCTTGTGTTCGTTCTGCTGCTTGACGTTGAAGTCCAGAATGTCGTCAACGCGCTGCTCTTGCTTGACGTGGACCTTCTTCGCCCCGCCAGGGAGGTGTTCGATCAGCATCGTGGTGAGGATGCCAAGCTTGTGGTTATACCTCTGGTACGTGCCGGGGCCGACCTTGCGGATGTAGGTCCCGTAGCGTTCCTTCTGCCACACTAGCTGGGCTCCACAGCAAAGCGTCCAAGCATGATGATCTGGCGCGCGGCCTTCACCGCTTCTTTGGCGTCCTGCGCTTCGATCTCAAAGGAAATCACGTTGGGGCCAGCTTTGCGGTTGCCGGTACAGGTGATCTTGAACCGCGACGGCTCTTCGCTTCTGGCGAGGCCCAGCGTGCTTCTGAAATTCTTCATGAAAAGAAGGAAGGGGCTTGTTAGGCCCCTTCCCGTCCAAAGTTATTACGACAGAGCGAACAAGGCGGCGTGGGCCTTGGGCGCGTCCACCTGAAGGGTGTATTCGGCCAAAACCTCAAACTTCGTATTGTCGCCGGTCTTCGCAAGGTCTTCGGTGAACATCGGGCGAAGGTCGCAACGCTTCACCTTGCCGGTCTCGATGAGATACGCCGTCACATCGATCCCGTTCGTGGTGCCCGAATCCGCGGCCATCTGAACGTTGCTGGCAACGTCCAACTCGCCGAAGTTCGACAACCATGTATCGACAGTCCCGATCAGCGCGCCCGGGCGGATGCCGTTGAGGTTGTAGCGGATCTGCGCGGCGCCGCCGAGGGAGCTTTGCAGGGTGAGGTTGGAGAAGTTCTGCTTCTGCGACGGAGACAGCATCAACATGTTCGGCTTGCCGCCGTCCAAGTGAGCTTCCTTCACCGCACCGTTGAGGATGGTGAGCGAAAGCGCGCGAGCCGTCGTAGCCGCGAGGTTCCACGCATCCGCACCCGTGCCAGCCGCAGCCGAGTAGCTGGAATAGCCGGAATTATCGGTGTTGGTGATGTAGGCCGCCAAGCCCGCGCATTCGCGAACGGTGGTCGTGCCGCCAGCCGCGTAGGCGTTGTTGTCGAGCAGAATCAGCTCCATATCGCGGCGAAGCTCCACCGCCTTGAGCATCTTCTGTTCGTCCAGTTCGTTGGACACGCCGGCAACGGTAACAGCCTGACCCGTACCGGACACCGCGCCGACCTTGCGGCTGATGGCGCAGTAGTTCTTGAGACGAACGCGAGCAGTCGCAGCGCCGGCAGACGGAGTGTCATCGCCTTCCAGGACGAAGTTGGTCTTGGACTGCGCCGCGAGAGCCTGGGTCTGCCACTCATGCAGGGTGGTGGTGGGCTTAGGGCCGGTGCCGATATTGGTCTGGAACGGCACTTCCTGGGGATCGATGAGGGAGACGAAGTTGGAAAGGTCTTCGCGAATACCCACCATCGCGTAGGTGTTCTGTGAGTTGGTGAGAAGCGTCATGGTCTAGGTCCTTGGGTTGGCCGCGCGCGATGCTCGTAAGAGGTTGAGCGCGTCGGCGAGTGAGCCTGATTTGCGAGCTTTTGCCTCCGCGACCTTGACGGCTGATTGGTGCTGAGCTTGGGCCGATACCCTCGGGCCGGGTTTGACGACCTTGGGTTTGTCGGCGATGGTCCGCGTGATGGTCTTTTCCTTGGACTTCAGTTCTCGATACGCCATCGCGTCCTGGACCATCTTCACCGCCTCGGGGTGGGCAAGCATTGCCTCCACCGCCTTGGCATCGGTACCGGTCTTGGACGAAACGTATTGAACCGCCTTGGAATAGACCTCTTCGGCCTTGTCGCCGTGGTCCGCGCTCAGTTCACGAATGGTTGCTTGCTTGAGCTGACCAATGTGATGAGCCTGCTCTTGCTGGCGTGTCTGAATCAGTTGGCCGAACTGCTCTAAACGTTCCTGCTGCTCGGCAAACTTCATCATCCCGTCAATCGGGTCCTCCGCGAGCCATTGCTTCATGCTCTTGGGCTGTCCGAGTGACGCCTGCGCAACTCCAATCAGATTATCCAGTAGCGAAAGCCTCTGCGTGCGGTCGGCTTCAAAACTCTTGCGTTCCTCGGCAAGCGCCTGTGTCTTGCGCGTGTGGTCCGCCTTCATCATGAATCCGTCTCGAACCTCGTCCAGCGTGACCTTCACGCCCGGCTCCAGCTCGATCGTCCCGTCGTCTTGGGGTTCGGCCTCGGCTGCGGTATCGGTCGCGTCTGTCTGTTCGCTGCTCGCAGTCTCTTCGGTCAGGGTCTCACCCGATCCTTGGGCTTCGTCGTCCTGCTCGTTGCCGCCTTCCTCTGGGGAGGATTCCTGGGCTTGGCGTTGCTGCTCGGCTAGTCGCTCTTGGCGGGCCTGAGCTGCGCGCTGTCCCAAAATCCGGGCGGCGTCGGATGTGTTCGGTTGTGGCTGCTGTGTCGCCTGTCGCTTTTCAGCAAGCGCCTGGGCGGCAGAGGCAATAGAAAGCGTCTTCGGCGCGGCATCGGCCGGCGCCGTTGTAACGGCTTCAGACATTTTGATTCCTTAGTTAAAGAATGCCCATAAACCGCTTACGGGCTCGTTCTTCGTAGAAGTTGGGCAGGTCGATCACGTCGCCGCCCTTGTCGCTCGCCAACGCGGCGAGATGGTTTGCAATGGTCCCGACAATTCGTGCCGCCGAGAGGTTCAGCCTGCGCCCCTCGTCATCGGTGAGCGGGCAGTTCATGGCGGCATTGAGGTAAGACTGTTGGGTCTTCTCAATCGCATCCTTGAACGCCTCGTTGTTCAGCAAGGCCTTGGCAGTGCCTTCGAGCATCAAAACTCACTCAACATCAGTAATATTGCCAAATCGCGTTGCCGCTTCTTCCTGCGGTCCTTCTCGCGCCATTTATCAACCGCGTTCTGGATTTTCTTGCGGTCGTGGTATTGCAGACCAATAAACCCGCGCGTTGACGGCGTAGGCGGCGGCGCAGGACCGCCTTCGCTAGAACCAATCCCGCCAGTCGTTAGAAGCTGCCCGCCCATTCCTCGGGTTACGAGGAAGGCGGTCACGCAAGCCGGTCTTTCAGGTTGATGCCTGTCGTTCCGTCATACGGAGTTGTTCCGCTCGCGTCTGCGTACACGTTCGCCGTAAGCAGGACGGTTGTCCCGTCGTCCGCATATACCGTCATCACGCCCGTAGCCGGATCGGTCTTGGTCTTGTTCCTCAGAATCTGCTGGGCGATGTAAACCAGCGCGCCCGCTTGGTTGCCTGAGTACAGGGCCGACAAATCAGCACCCCAAACCGCGCTTGCAACGTTCGCCGTCGTCAGCACAGAGCCGCTAGAGGTGATATCCGCCTCCATGTCGCCCTTGGCGCTTATGGTTGCGTCAATGTCCCCAGCGCCCGTAATCGAAGCCACAAGGGCCGCGTAACCGTTGAGAGCTGCGGTAAGTTCTCCGTCACCCGTAAGGTCCGCGCCCATGTTGAGGCGACCGATAATAGTTGCCGCAGCAGCGCCCGTTCCGGTAAGCGCGGCGGCCATCGAAATAACCAGTGCAGCCGTGGCAGCGACCGTTCCCGTCCCCGTCAACGCCGCTTCCATGTTGCGGCTTGGGTACAGGTCGGCGGTAACGTCGCCCTCACCCGTAACCCCAGCAGCCATTTCTCCGGCGACCAGGGGCATGTTGTAGGCCGCTGGCGGATAGTACCCCGTCGGATAAGCCGCCGTGTCGAGGTAGGCGGTGCTTACATCCTGCGCCCGCCAGTTATTCCACCACGCTTGGCGGAAGAAATTACCTGGCGTTCTCGCCTGCGCGCCCCCAATCACGGCCATGTGCGCGCCGAGATTATTGCGCGCAAAATTGCCGTGTATGGCCATCGTTAGGTCCAGCCGAACTTCAAGAACCCGTCGAAGGCTGAGTTGGCCGGGGTTGCCACACCGGATTTACTCAGCCAGTAAAGCGCCGCGCCGTCATAGATGCGCGGGAACGTCGGCATCATGTTCGATGTAAAGTCCATCGGCGTTGCCTGCCCGAGGACCTGTAGCGGGATTTCCGCAAGGCGCACACACAGAGCGACCGTGTACATCCCCGAGGTGTAGGTGGCGTTATTGCGGATCGTCTCAACCGTGCGGATGCCCGCGTCGGCGGCCTGCAAGGGCATAAATGGGCCAAGCTTGCCCGCACCCGTCGCGCCTGAATAAAGAATATGGCTCGCGGTCGCTGCCGTCTTTCCAATCGGGAGAGACGGGCTTGAAGGGGTAGCGCGCGATGCCGTGCCCGCAGAGTTCGTGTAGCCAAGAGACAGGCCCGGCGTACCAGCGCCCAGCGCCGTGGCTTGTGGGTTAAAGAAGATCGCCTGAACCTTCGCCCCGTCGCTGTATCGAGGCAAGCGCGCGGTCAGGGTGTGAGTGCCGGTCCCGGCGTCCGTGTAGGAAATAAACGTTCCGGCGATGGCGTTCGCGTAGCTTGTGGCAATGTTCGCGGTCGTCGCGGATACGCGCTTCAGCCAATAGTCAGTGTTGGTCGAAAGCCCTGTCGGGAGGGCACCGCCCGAGTTGGTAACGCGTACCTTCGTGTAATCCTGCCAGTCGTTCGTGTAGGTGAGCAACAGCCCGCCAGACGATGAAGCTGTAAACGTATTGCTCCAAATCGTGTTCTGCGCGGTCGTGGTCGTGACGGAGGTGACGCGCATCCAACCGAGAACGTCGACCAACATAAGCGTGTTTGGGACGACCGTCGCCGCCGCAGTGACCGCCTGCCCCGCAGTCAGCACCTTAAAGCCGTCACCCGAGGCCCCGACATTCCCACCGTGGTAAATGCACCCGGCGTTCGTGGTCTGGTCACACAGCGATTGGAATTGGAGGTTTGTACCCGTGTCGAAGATAGCGTCGGCCTGGGGATATCCACCGCCACGGAACAGCGTATGCCATTCGTTCGCGACAGCCGCAGCCGTTGGGTTGAACTGCTTCGAGAACGTCGCTTCCCATTCCTGGCCCGAGCCGGAAATGGCGTTAATCATGTTGTCTGTGCTGGTGAATCCGGCCACTAGACTGGCCTCCAAATGGTTGTTAGGTCGCCAAGGATAGAACTCGCCGCAAGCGTGCCGACCGGCAGCGCGGCAAGGTTCAAGTAAGCATCATCCCGAATGCGCGGTAGTTGCTTCTGGTGAAGCAGGAAGTCCCACACAGCCGGGGCTGTCGTCTCAAAGATGTTGAACACACAAAGCGGTTTGACCATCACAAGCGAGAGCACGCCAACGTCGCCCGCGCCGAAGATTTCAATGCTCTCCGGGTACGCAACGCCGCTGTCGCCGCTCGCAAGCGGGAGAAACAACCCGCCCGCGCCCGCAGTCGTCGGGGCAGACGAGGCCACAGTGCCGGTTGTTACCTGGGTATTCAGATTCACAACCGGAGTTGTCTTGGTCTCGTTGTTCTGGTTCTTGTACGTGACTTGAATCGTCGCGCCGCCCGCGTACGGGAACTGCTCGACCAACATCATCTGCGCGCCATCGGCTGCGCCGTAACGCAATCCATCAAGAACGGTCTGAGACGTGGTGAACGTCTGAACGCCAGCGTCCATGCCGATCCCGGACCAAAACGCCAGATAGTCCATAAGCTGCAATGTCAGCGGCGCAGCCGTCGCCGTCACCGTTTGCACCGTCAGCGTATGAAGGTGCTTTGTGTATCCGGCCTTATCCTCGCCGTGGTCGATCCCGCCGTCCGTCGAACGCTTCAGCAACGCCCCGACAAGCGGTGATCCGCCGTAGTATTGCGCCGGAGGATTGCCGGGCGACATACTAAGATCAAACCAAATGCCCGACGCGGTTGTCTGCGTTGGAGCCTTCGACCAAGACCGATAGAGCGTGCGGCCCTCATCATAGGCCGCCGCGACCTCTTTATGAGTTAAGGCTGTCATTATTCCTCAGGTGGCGGGGCTTGTTCTTCGTCTTCGTTGACTTGCTCGAACGGCCCGTCCTTGTGTTCGCAGGCAATGTGGTCTTGCCCTTCTTGGACACGCGTAACCAATCCGCAGACCAAACAGGTGTAACGGATTATCGCCATACCACGGTGCGGCCAAGGCAAGCGGTAGCGGCCTGCCCGACCGTATCCTTTGCTCTCCGAACCAGTTTTTTAAGCATCCCGCCCTTACCAATCAGAGCGGCCCCGACATTTGCATGCACGCGTTGGCCGTCGTGCTTGCAGTTGTCAAAATGACACACACCATCGACCACGCGCACAGGAACCTCGCAAACCGAACACGTATAGAGAGGCCGGGGGTCGATGTAGAAGCCCACTTATGACTCCGTAATCGTCAAAGCACCCGCCGCAAAGCGCGGTTGGATCTGGTTGGACACAGCGATAGAGGCTGACAACGCCCCGGTGTGCCAATAGGCCGTGCTTCCGCTCGAACCCACGCCGGTAGACACATCGGTAATGGTCGCACCCGAGGCACCGCACTGAGCAAACTCAACCGCAGCCACGTTTGACGTTGCGCCGCCGCTCGGGGCCGCCCAGCCAGAAGTTGTGCGGGCCACAGCTACACGGGCGTAGTTGGTGTAGGCCGTTTCATCTTCCGACTGATTACCGCCAGCAGAGACGGTCGCGGTATGCAGCGCCACATAGATGTTGGTCAGCGGGCTCGACGCGGCGTTGTCGGCCACGTTCGACCATGCCGTCGCGTTGTACATCAGGGCGAGGATTGAATTTGAGGATGCCGTACTCTTTGCCATTAGTTCATCCTTGTGGGCCGCAGCCCAATCGGGTTGTTCTGAGAGTCGTAGATAACTTCCTTAGGCGTGTTTATCGCTCTAACCATCGCGGCTTGCTGCGCCTGTAGGCCCTTGATGGCTTCCGCCACAGCCGACATATCGGCCCCCTGGATTGCGCTAACGGCCCCCACAAGGCCCTTAATGTCAGCGCGAAGGGCTGTGATTTCCTTGGCAACGCCCGCGAGGTTGGCGATGGCCTGGGCGACAGGCTTAACGTCGAACGCCGGAATCTTGGGCGTCTCGATGGCCTTAACCGCAGCGGTCAGCTCTCTAAGGGCTTTCAATAAATCCGGGTCGACCTGATCCGGCCCGTCATCTTCCATTGCCATTTCAGCGAGGTGATCGCGTTCGTCATCACGCAGCATTGCGCTTCTTCACTTTCGCGGCTGCGGCCTTGGCAAGGGCGGCGTCGGCCTTGGTCGTCTCGATTTCCTTCTTGTCCTCGTTGGCCTGCCGGTCGGAATCAACCTTCGCGGCGTCAACAAGAACCTTGGCGCGGTCGGTGGCGTTCTTTTCAGCATCGCGTTGGCGCTCAAGTCCAAGCTTGGCCATCTCGAGACGCTCTTGCGAGTCCAGCTTGGCGAGTGTGACACGCTCGTCGGAAGCGATCTTTGCGTCGGCCTTGTACTTCTCGACATCGGCGTAAACCATGGCATCGGGCGTCGGTCCCGGAGGCGCGGGCGGCGGGACTTGGAACTCCTCGCCGGGGTCGCGGAAGATGTTCTCGGGATACGAAACTCCACCAGCCTGCGCGATCATCTGGCGGATCTTTACCGCCATGCTCGGGGTGACAATCGGGTTATTCGGACCAAGCTGGGCGATAATCTCGTCCTGCATCTGCTTGAGCGCGCCGAGCATCGTGAACTCTTGCGCGCGGTTTCCTGTGCCAAGCCCGGTGTTGATATTCACATCCAGGTCGTCCAGCCCCTCCCACGCGCGGGGATCAATGACCTGGGGCGCCCCGTCGATCTGAACAACGCGGGCAAAGTCCTGATAAGCCTTCACGCACTTGAACACGCCACGGAACAGCTTGCGCATCCCGCCCTGCGCCCAAATGCGGGCGATCATCTCAACCCGGCCCATCATCGCCGACTGCTGGTTAGCCGCAGCGGTGGCCGATTGGTTCTGAAGCACGTCAGGGTCGAGGCCTGCGCTCATTTTCGAGACGCCCGACGTAATCTCAGCCTGCCCGTCGAAATGGTTCATCGCGAGCAGCGCCTTGTCGCCCACGTAAGCAACCGTCATCTCGCGGATGGCGTTTGGAGCCTTAACCAGAACCGGCGCACCCGGCGCCATGTTCATGAGCTGGTCGGGCTTAACGATAAGATCCATCACCACTTCGCGCTGCGGGCTGAGATGGAGATAAGTCCCATCCAACAATGCGCGCGTAAGAACGGTCTGGACCTTCTGGATTTGCGCCAACCTGTCAGCCGGGCAACGTCCATAAATCGTGTGCGGCATCGGCTCGGGGCAGAAGTCGGCGAACCCAATCTGATCGTTATACGGCTGGAAATCGAGCAGCGTCAGCGCGCTATCGTACCCGCCCGCGACGAAATACCAGTCTTTCAGTCCTGTCCCGTCCGCGTCGCAGTTCACGATGCCGCGAATGATCTGGACCTTGCGCAACATCGGATCGACGGTATCGCCGCGGCTTTGCGGGCCAATCGTCGGGTCCTGATTGTATTTCTGCGGACGGTCCTGGTATTCGAGCGAGTAGTCAGGCAGCGCCATTACCGCTTCAGCGTCGTATCCCGCCTTAATCAGCGTCCCCACCATTGCGCCCGTGCGGTGGGCTTTCAGAACCGCGTCTTCTAGTGAGCGCGCATTCCGGGAGATAACGAACTCCTCAGGAGGAATAACATCAATGCAGCACTTGGACTTATTGATTCGAGTGCGAATCTTGACCGAGTGGACCTGAGATGGAATCGGGCCTTCTGGGGTCTGGGCGACAACCTCTGACGCCGAATGCTCGACAATCTCCGCGCCATTGGCCTGCACTTGCGCAGCCAAAAGGAGCATTTGGTCATTGGTCAGCCCCTCCAATACTTCGTCTTTGGATTCCCAGCACTCTTCCCACCACCACATGGCGGTGCCGAGCTTCTGGACCAACGCGTCCTCGGCCCAATCACCCAGGAGCAGCTCGCCGCGGTTGTCTTTGCGAAACACCACGTCGTTAATGAACCGGGTGATGAGCTTAACAACCGGCTGCATCTCTGGTTTCGGAGATACGTACTCGGCGATATTCCGCCCTGCGGTGAATATCCGAAGAAGGTTCGGCTTCATCAGGCCGATGTAGTTGGCAACCGTGTGTTCTACGACCCTGGAACGACCCGCAGGGGCCGGGAGATCATTCATAATGCCGCGGTAGTAGTCGTAGTTCCGATCTCGTTCGGCGGCGATGTTGTCCAGTCCGAACACGTAATCGCGGCCAGCCGTCACCTCTGCGGAGATCAGTCGCTCGATCTCATCGGGTGTCAGCGATTGGCCCAAATCCTTCAT